GTCATGCACGAATTGCGCGCGTTGATAATCCGCGCGCTCATTGCCGAGCCGAAAAACCGGCTCGTCCCGGCGAGCGTCATAGTGGAAATCCGCAAACAATTTCCTTGGTTTACGCGCAAGCCGATCCCGCGCAAGACGACTTGGAAAGGCAAGCGCCGTTGACAAGTTATTGAAATTGCAACAATCCTACGCGCGAGACTTTTTGACGGGCCGAATTGCGTCCGCGAAAGTCTCAACCTCATAAAATTGCAGGGCAAATGTGGGCGAGCGCCAGGATCAAACGTATCCGGTACGATCATCGACGTTGGCGCAAACGCTCACGCCAACAACTCCGTGAGCATCCGCTTTGCGCCATGTGCCTGAAAGACGGAATTGTCACGCCGGCCTATGCCGCGGATCATATCGAGCCGCATCGCGATAACGCTTACGATTTTTGGCACGGCGCGTTGCAAAGCCTGTGCTTGACGCACCATAACGTAACAAAGCAACGGCAAGAGGCTTGGGGTTTTACGAGCGACGTTGACCGCAACGGTTGGCCGCTCGATCCCAAACATCCGGCAAATATCAAAAATTAAGCGGCTCGACCTGGCGCTTACGACGCCAAACCGAGCCTAACCACAAAAAGCCTAACGGGAGGCTTTCGATGGCTAACGATATCGTTGGCGATCTCGACCTATTTGGGCAAGCGGTTCGAAAGCGCGAGCCATTTGTTAGCAAGAATGGGCTTTCGCCGTTCACGCTCACCGGACGCTATGCCGAGTTCATGGTGTGTGCGTATCTGACGCGCATGGGCTACAACGTCATGCACGTTGATGCGCCTGGTTACGACCTGATCCTTGAGCACCAACACCGTATCTATCGCATTGATGTTAAAGCCTCGTCGGTCATCCGTTGCGGTGTTCGCAATGCGCGTTGCACATGGACCGTCGGCAAGAGCGCGAAGCATGTCTACGGTCGGCAACGCAATGGCAAGACGTTGCCAATCACAAGGCAAGACGCTGATCTACTAGCGTTGTTCCATTTGGAATTTGAAAGCGTTGTGTTCTGTCCGATCATCAAGCCGTTGTGTGGAACGCTCACGATCCCGCTCGCTGTCGTCAAGGCAAGCGGCGACGGGCAAGCGAGCCTTGACATGGCAATGACAAGACTAGTCGCATAAGGGAGGCGGGTGCCGGGGTCCTATCCGCGCTCAAGGGCCGGGGGGGACGGTGCGACCATCCACGCGACACGCCGGCCCACCGGCCGCCTAGTTTCCTTTTTTAACCCGCATTTTTTGGAAGTCATTGAAACGACGGGGAAAGTCGCGCCGCGGTTGCGGGCGATCGGTTGCCGCTCGTCGCCGTTCACACTACGGACAACCTCGATGGAGGAAACCAATGAGCCTTACCGGCATGTTGCTCGGCCTAATCAATATCGCGATCTATGTCGCGATCCTGGTCCTGGTCGGCTTGATCGTCGTTTGGTTTGCGAGTTGGCTTAGTTTCAATATCCCCGAAAATATCCAGCGCGTTTACATGGTGATCGTCGCCTTGATCGCGCTCTATTTGATTATCGCGTTGATCCTCGGCGTTCCGGTGCCGGGGCCGATCCGCATGGGCGCAATGCGATGACCGTCCCGACAAAGCTTAAATTGCTCCGCGGCAATCCAGGGCAACGGCCGATCCGGCCCGAGCCCGAGCCGATCGCGCTCGCGAGCGTCCCCGATCCGCCCGATTATTTGCTCGACGACGCCGCGGGCGAGTGGCGCCGCGTCGCGCCCGAGCTCCACCGTCTCGGGCTTTTGACGATCGTCGACTTGCATACGCTCACCGCCTATTGCTCGGCCTATGGGCGATGGATCGCGGCCGAGCGCGTGATCGCCGAGCTCGCCAGGAGCGACAAGAAATTCGCCGGCATGGCGGCGCGCAACGACGCCGGCCATATCGTGCAAAACCCGATCGTCCAGGTCGCGGCCAGGGCGGCGCGCGACATGGTGCAATTTGCGGTGCAACTCGGCATGACTCCCGTCGCGCGCATGAAGCTCGCCGCCGGCCCGGTGAAAAAGGCCGGCAAATTCGACGGGCTCGTCGCAAGCTAGACCATGCTCGCCGAGGTCAAGCGTACCGCGGCCGGCAAGGAACGCGCGGCGAAGGTCATCCGGTTTATTGAAAAATTGACGGTCCCGTCGGGCAACGGGCAAGGCAAGCCGTTCAAACTGCAAGCCTGGCAGAAAAAGTTTATCCGCGATATTTACGAGCCGGCGTTGCCCGACGGTCGGCGCGTCGTGCGCCGCGCAATCCTGTCAATGGCGCGCAAGAACGGCAAGACGGCGCTCATCGCCTGTATTGCGCTCGCGCATTTGTGCGGGCCTGAGCGTATCCCGAACGGCGAGATTTACTCGGCCGCCAACGATGCCGACCAGGCCGGAATCATTTTTAAATTTGCCCGGCAAATCGTCGAGGCCGAGCCCGAGCTCGCGCACGAGGTCGAGATCGTGCCGTCGCGCAAGACCATGATCGGCCGCTCGACCGCCTCGGTTTACCGCGCGATTTCGTCCGAGGCCGGAACGAAACACGGCTATTTGCCAAGCCTGGTGATTTACGACGAGCTCGCGCAAGCAAAAAACCGCGACCTTTACGACGTCCTCGATACGAGTTTCGGCGCCTGTCGCGAGCCGTTGTTTATTACGCTGTCGACGCAATCCAACGACCCCGAGCATATCCTCTCGCAATTGATCGACGACGGCCTTTCGGGCGTCGACCCGACCATCGTTTGCCAACTCCACGCCGCGGACGAAAACTGCGAGCTCGGCGATCGCCGGCAATGGAAAAAGGCCAATCCGGCGCTCGGGCTTTTCCGCGACCGTGACGACCTCGCCGCGGCGATCGTCAAGGCAACGCGGATGCCGGCCGAGGAGCCAAAGGTCCGCAACCTTTTGCTCAATCAACGGGTATCGCCGGCCTCGATCCTCATAAGCCGCGCCGAATGGATGGCGTGCGCCGGCGAGGCTCAATTCACGCCAGGGGAGACGGTTTACCTTGCGCTGGACCTATCGAACACGCTCGACCTGTCGGCCTTGCTCATGGGCTCGGCGGATGACGTTGCGCGTGTTCAACCGTTTTTCTGGAAACCCGCCGAGCCACTCGCCGAGCAATCATTCCGCGATTTCGGATCGGGCAACCTCCGCTATGTCCAATGGGCCGACGCGGGATACATCGAAACCACGCCGGGCAAATCAATCGACAAGGAAGCGATCGCCCGGCGGATCGCCGAATTGAGCGGGCGCTATCACGTCGCCGCGCTCGCCTACGATCGCTGGCGCATCGAGGATTTGTTGCGCGAGTTCGATCGCATCGGGTTCAAGGCGTACAAGGCCGACGGCGATCCCGACGACGGCAAGCCAAAAAAAACCTTGCCGCGCGACGGCTTGCGGCTGGTGCCGTGGGGCCAGGGCTTCAAGGACATGGCGCCGGCGATCGACGCGCTCGAGTCCGCGGTCGTCGACCGCAAGCTCGTGCATCCGAACAATCCGTGCCTGACCTGGAACATGGCGAACGCAATCGCGGTCATGGACCCGGCCGGCGGGCGCAAGCTCGACAAGGACAAGAGTCGATTCCGTATCGACGGCGCGGTCGCGCTCGCGATGCTCATGGGCTTGCGCGCGCGCGACCGATTACGCCAGGTCGTCGATTTTTCCACATTGATCGGTTGAAAACAGGGGAGCTCGAAAACCATGTCGCTAGAGATCATTGACGGCCCGACCATCCCGCGCGGTGAATCACTGTCCGAGGGCGTCGATTGCTCGGCCGGCGAGATCGTGCGGATCACCGTGCCGCAAGAGTTTACCGACGCAAACCTGACGTTTCAGGTATCGAGCAACGGCGAGCTCTACAACGATCTATTCGACGACCAGGGCGAGGAAATCACCGTCACCGCGACGCCCGACGCCGGCATCGTCATAACCGAGCGATGGGTCCGCTCGATTGGGTGGATCAAATTGCGCTCGGGCTCGCGCGACCATCCCGTCGTGCAACGCGAGGATTGCAAGCTCGCCATTGCGATCGAAACCGGCGCCGCCGCGGCGAGCGCCTCGCGCAAGAAATGAATAACGGCGGTTGGCTCGTGCTCGTGTTCGGGCTCATCGCCGCCACCGCGCTCGGCGTCTGGTTATCCGGCGTTTGGAATTGTTGTTGATGGGAGCAAACCATGCCCGACATTGATCCGCCGGATGCCGACGAAACCTATCTCGATTTTATGGATCGTTGCAGCGACGACGCCGACGAGGACACCTGTCAAAATATCTGGGATGACGCGCAAGACGAAAAGAGCGGCAACCGCGGTGCGATCGTCCGCAAGACGACCGCGACCAAAGCCGACGGGCTCGATTTTGTCCTCTCCGACGAGTCGGTCGACCGCATGGGCGAGATCATCACCGCCGACGGATGGGAGCTCGGCAATTTCAAGAAAAACCCGGTCGCGCTTTTCAATCACAATTCCAATTTTCCCATTGGCAAATGGAAGGGCCTCAACGCCAGGAACGGCGAGCTCCGAGGTCACCTTGAGCTTGCGCCGGCGGGCACGAGCGAGCGGATCGACGAAATCCGCAAGCTCGTTGAGGCCGGCATTTTGCAGGCGGTAAGCGTCGGCTTTCATCCGCTCAAGAAAGAGCCAATGGATGACAAGGCCGACAAGTATTTCGGCCCGTTCAAGTATCTCAAGCAAGAATTGCTTGAAACCTCGCTCGTCTCGGTCCCGGCGAATCCCAATGCGGTCGCCGTCGCCAAGTCGCTGAATGTTTCCGACCAGACTATGAGCCTCGTGTTCGCCAAGCACGGCACCAGGAACACGACGCGCAACACGACCAAAGGCAAGCAAGCCGAAACCTCTCCGCATCGAAAGACAACAACCATGTCAACGCTTGCTCAAAACATCATCGAATCGGAAAAGCGGTTGCTCGCGAAAAAGGACGAGCTCGCCGCGTTCCACGACGCCAAAGGCGACGGCAACTATACCGACGCCGATATGGAAACGATCGGCAAGGCCAACGCCGATATCGAGCACGAGCAAAAGCTCATGACGGCATTGCGCGACTCCGAGAAAAACCTCGGCGCACAATCGTCCGACGGCGGCCGCGCGATCATCCCGGCCCATGCGGCCAAGGCCAACGGCTCGAGCGCGATCGTGCAACCGCCGCGGCCGTTCAACGTGGCGGCGAAAAAGCTCTCGCCGCTCGATCTCTTGTGTCGCGCCGGCGCCGTGATGGCGGTCGCGCAACGCGAGCGCAAGCCGGTCGACGAGATTTGTCGCGCGGTGTTCGGCGACGACGAGCCGACGCGGGCGGTGCTCGATTGGCAGACCAGGGCCGCAAGCAATATGGCGATGACGACGGTCGCCGGATGGGCCGCCGAGCTCGTTCAGCAAATCGTCGTCGATTTCATGGCGACGCTCTATCCGAAAGCGATCTACCCGCGCTTTTCGGGCATGGGCCTGTCGCTGACGTTCGGCCGCAACGGGAAAATCATCATCCCGACGCGGTCGCGCACGCCAACGATCGCCGGCTCGTTCGTCGGCGAAGGCTTGCCGATCCCGGTACGCCAGGGCGCCTTTACGTCGCAAACACTCACGCCGAAAAAAATGGCGGTCATCACGACATGGACACGCGAGATCGACGAGCACTCGATCCCGGCGATCCAGGGTCTGTTGCGCGACGCGGTGCAAACCGATACGGCGATCGCGCTCGATAGCGTCTTGATCGACACCAATGCGGCAACCGCGATCCGGCCCGCCGGTATCCTCAACGGCGTTTCCGGCCTGACACCAACCGCCGGCGGCGGCTTTGCCGCGCTCACCGGCGATATCAAGGCGCTGACCGGCGCCTTGCTCACCGGCACGCTCGGCAACGTGCGGAATCCCTGCTGGCTCATGAATCCGCAACAGGTCAATTCGATCGGCCTTGTCGCGGCGCCTGGCGCCGG